CATAGCTTTCCAAGCAATCCACGGAGGGTTTCCGATAATGTAATCGAACTGGTTCTCGCAGAAAAGCGGAGCGAAGGAATTCTTGAGAATGATAGGCCAAAAACCATCTCGTCCTGCGTATACGGGGGATAAAACCAAATGTATGAAAGAAGAACAGCGACAGAAAGATAGATAACCGTTATATATCAAACGGTTAGCAGCGCGACACCCCCGGACGCGCTGCGAAACCAAATGTTACTTCGGTGTTACTTTCGTGTTACATACGACCTTGATTTGAACGCGGTGTTCAACCCCTGATGTTACATCGCCTCCGAAAACGGCCGAAAACGGCCAAATTTCGGAGGCGTTTTTGTGTGTGAATCATCCTACAGAAAGCCTGCAAGAAGTGAATACAGCCGTGATTTAGGCGAGTTGTCCGTATGCTTGTAACGGGTCGCCGACGTATCCATTCAAATGCGATTGTTTGCCGTTCAAATGGTTTTTCGTAATGAGTATTTTCTCCTAATCTGGATTGCGTCAATACCCCTAATAATAAAAAATGGACGGCGCATTGGGCGGAGCAATGGACCGAGCTGTAGAAATGCAATCACAAAACGAAAAATATACAATGGACGGAGTATTGGACGGAGTATTTTATGTGAAAATCGTTGCTTAAAACGATACATGACTGCACTAAAAGCAGTTTTTTTGCATGAAAATAACGGTTAAATCACCCCTTAACTACATATATTTTGCGTAAATGTGAATTTTATTTGCATTGCAATTTCTTGAAAACCAACGACAATTATTCATATCACCGGCATTTACCATCTAAAAAAGTGCGCGAGACCCTCTAAAAGAATTTTTTCACACTACCGAGCACCTGCCACACTCCCCTGATTATTGACTTGGGAATTTCCTGCTCGTCGTATTCTTTGTTCACTGGCTCAAGGCGGATATATTCGGGGTTTTCTGATTTACGTACACGTTTAACCGTTCGCCATTCGTCGGTCATGATGCCATAAACTTCGCCATACAGCAGGTAAGTCTGCCAATCTTCAATTTTGCGTAGCGCAATGATATCGCCATTGCTGATCAGCGGCTCCATCGAATGTCCCGTAATATTTGCCCAGCTGTCGGCTTTGCCATATTGAGGCAAATTTATATATCCTGCAGGTGCATAGGTCTGGTCGTTTAGCACGAGGTCGAATCCGCCGCAGAAATCTACATCGTAATATGGCGTCCCAACAATTGTTTCCTCGCTATGCTCAGTTTGGGTTTTTGATAATTCAAAATGATTTATATTGAATGTTTCGATAAACCTATCTAAGAAAGCATCTGTAATACCTCGCCCCCCATTGATTATGTTATTAATATATTGAGGCTTTACACCCAGCTTGAGCGCAATATCTACTTTTGAGAAGCCTTTGGCTTTCAATCGTTCTATTTCATTTGTTAGCCATCGCTCTTTTAGGGCTGATACCTTCTCCATAAAAATAAATCAAAATAATTTGTATAAAACTTGCATGGTAAATCAATATGATTTATATTTGCATCGTCTTAACGTGTTAAGGCGCTATAAAGGTAGTGAAAATTTTGAATTATTGACATGAAAGACAAGACGAAGAAATGGCAGACACAGAGCAACAAGGACAAAGTCTGCTTTTACCTGATTACGCGCGGCGTCGCATTCCATTATACGGAGAAATCGGGAATTGTTTTCGAGGCGGCCGCTTCTTTCGTAGAACGCATGTCCGACGCTTTGGTAACGGTTTACGGCTGTTCCTTACGACCGATCATCGAAGAAGTAAAATAACCCAACAATGAAACGATATTGGTTCCAATTATTGACGGAGAACTACGACGAATTGGGGGCATTGATTCCCGACGGATCGAGCAAGACCACAGCCACCAATCGGGCAAAGCGCTGGATGCAACAGAACGGAATCGACAGCGCAGTTCTCGAAGTGAGCAGCATGGCGACCAATAACATTCTCGACATGATATTGATCGAATTATAAAATAAAGGGATATGACACAACAGGAATTTGAAGATCGGACGGGCAAGACGGTTTCATCGGGAAAATACGCACTGATAGAAGCAATGTATATGGCCGCCGGGAACATGGACAAGGACCAGTTCTGCGCGGAGTACAAGAAACACGGCGCAAGCGTACTCGTAGCGGAATATTACCGACGTATCACGGTTTTGAACGGCGTACTCGAGGAGCGCAACAACGAACTGGACGATGCTCGGCAAAAGCGAACGAGCCTTGCGGAATTCCTCCTCGGCAAGGCCACTGCCTATAACGATACGGATTTCTATCGTGAAGCCGTAAGGCTCATCGGAAGAAAAGCGGCGGTGCTATACAAGGTTAAGAGCGGACTGCCCCTTTGGGAGGAAGATGTGGTGTGTCTCGAAGAGGTGCTGGCCGACTAATGCACAAAACCGAATAAAACAGGATAGAGATGAAGTATATCGAATTACCAACGGCCAAGAAGGCGCGCATCCGACGGGCGCTGGGCGTAAGCCGCGTAACGCTGTGGTCGGCCCTGACTTTCCAGACCCAGAGCGCGCTGGCAGAGAAGATTCGCCGCATGGCCTTGCAGGACGGCGGGCGCGTGATAAGCGAGGTCGATGTCACGAACGGCTTCATGCCGAATTGCGAGACCGCTTTTGAGCATGATGCCGACGGCGTGCGACGGATTATTCAGACCTTCTCGAACGGCGCTCGAGTGGAGCTCGACAACGCCACGTGTACGGCCGAGATCAGCCGGAACGGACGTTCCGTGAAGACGTTCTCCGACGTCAAGATGCATGATTGGGGCAACATCGTATTCGAGACACAAAGTCTCGCAAATTCATTGAATTAGTGAGCTACCGGTTTCCCGCGAACGCGTAAGGCGTTGTCCAGAGCGATACCGGCGCGGGATCAAGAACGAAACGACAATGGAATATTTCGGGAATACAATAGCGGTAACAATGCACGAGCTGACGCGGTCGGACGACGGGGAGGCGATTATGAGTCAAGCCGCATACGACTGGAATGTCCGGCAACGGAATATGAATGTTCTTCAGCGTGCATGCCGCTGTAAAAAGGCCCTGATCGAATATCGCTCGCTTCCGGAACGCTTCCGCACGCGCTTCGAGAAAAAATACGGTGATCCCGAGAAGACGATGAGACAAGACGAAATGCCGCTTGCGATGGATACTGACGCGCAGCGCTTCTACCACGACCACCTGCTACCCAACGGCGACCATCTGCCGGATGAGAAGCAAGCCGAATACACGTTGAACGCACGGGTGCTGAACGCCCTGCGGGATATGCTCGAAACGCAGAAGACGATGCGCCGGGCCTACGGCAATCATACGCCCGTAATCTGGTCGAATATCTTTGCCGCAGCCGAGGAGCTGCGCGAGGCCTATGGCCATACGCTCCCGAAAAGCGAGGCCCGTCTGCGCGACAAGCTGCGACAGTACCGCAAGGAGGGCTACGGCTGCCTTGTCTCGGGCAAGTTCTGCAACAGCAATACGCTGAAGATAACCAAAGCGGCGGGCCGTCAGATCGTCGCGCTGCGCCGCTGCCGCGTGCCGGTCTACACGACCAAGCAGCTCTTCGAGGAGTTCAACCGCATTGCTGAGCGTCGCGGCTGGAAGCCGCTCGCCTCGCAGTCGTCGCTGGTGCAATACCTCGAACGGCCGGAGGTCAAACCGCTGTGGTACGACGCCGTCTACGGCGAGCTGGCGGCCAAACAGCTTTACGCCCGTCACAACAAGACCGAGATGCCGACCATGCGCGATTCGCTGTGGTACGGCGACGGTACGAAGCTTAACCTCTTCTATAAGGCGGTCGAAAACGGCCGGACGGTCGTGCGCACGGTCTCGGTCTATGAGGTCATCGACGCCTACAGCGAGACGCTGCTCGGATACTCCGTCAGCGCCAGCGAGAACTTCGACGCACAATTCGCCGCTTTCCGCATGGCCATCGAGACGGCCGGCTGCAAGCCCTACGAGATCGTGACGGACAATCAGGGTGGCCAACGGAGCAAGATCGCGCAGAAGTTTTTCGCGAACATCTGCCGCATCAATCGGCCGACGGCGCCGTACAACGGACCGTCGAAGAGCATCGAGTCGGCATTCGGCCGCTTTCAGCAACAGGTGTTGCATGAGGACTGGCGCTTCACGGGCGGCAACATGACCTCGAAGGAGGCGTGGAAAATCAATCGCGAGTTCCTCGAAGCGAACAAGGAGAAGCTGTTCACCTACGAGGAGATGCTGGCGGCCTATGCCGCGGCCCGCTGCAAGTGGAATGCGATGAAGCACTACCGGACAGGGATCGCCCATGAGGAGATGTACCGTGCGAGCGCGAATCCGGCCACCGACCCGATTACGGAATTCGACCTGATCGACCTGTTCTGGCTGACGACCGAGCAGCCGAGCCTGTTCACGGCCGACGGCATCACGGTCCAATACCGAAACCGCAAGTATACCTACGAAGTTCTGACCGCAGACGGCCGCCCGGACTACGAGTGGCGCCGGGACAATACCGGTCGGGAGTTCTTCGTGAAGTTCGACCCGCAGCGCATGGACCGGGCGCTGCTCTACACCCGAACGCCGATGGGGCTGCGCTACGAGACGGTGGCCTACCCCTACCTTTCGATTCGCCGTAACATTCAGGAGCAGCAGCCGGGCGACATGGAGCTGATCCGCCTCAACGACGAGGCGAACAAGCGCGAGCGGGTGCGCCGCCAGATCGAGGCGCATGCACTGGAACTGGAACACGGCGTCGCCCCGGAGCAGCACGGGCTGCGGACTCCGGCCCTCAAAGGCATCAGCGAAAAGGAGTACGAGCGGCTGGCCGACGCGGTAACGGTCCTGCCGACCGAGCCTGCGACCGAACCGCTTGCGGTCGGCGAATATACGAAAGTCGTCAGCAACATGGATTTCGACCCGACGGCCGTCTTCAGCAGAATGTAAATCCAAAATCATAAAAGACAATGAAACAATTGACCATCGAACAGAAGCAGAGCATTCGGGAAAAACTCGTCGAGTACACGAAGCGGTTCCCGACGCAGACGAAAGCCGCGAACTCGCTCAAAGGAACGAGCGCCGGTACGGTGAATGCCATCCTGACCGGCAAGTTCGAAAACATCAGCGACAACATGTTTCTCAACATTCGTTCGCAAATCGAATCGACGCGCATGGATGGCTGGCAGCTCTGTACGACCGCGGCTTATCAGGATTTGAATACGCTGATGCAGGATGCGCAGCAATACCAGAACGTTGCATGGGTGGTCGGTCCCGCCGGCATCGGGAAAACCACAGCGGCAACGCTCTATGCCCGCCAGAACCGCAACGTCTTCCTGCTGCCTTGTTCGGAGGATATGCACAAGTCGGACTTCATTCATGAGCTCGCACGCAAAATCGGTATCCGTACCGACGGACTGACCGTTCGCGAAACCTTGTCGGCCATTACGGACGAGCTGGTCACACTGGAGCATCCGCTGCTTATTTTCGATGAAGGCGATAAACTGACCGATTCGGTGATGTATTACTTCATCTCGCTCTATAACGCGCTGGAGGATAAGTGCGGGATGCTTTTCCTGTCGACTCCGTACATCAAGCGCCGTATGGACCGCGGGCTGAAGCTCGACCGCAAAGGGTACGATGAGATGCACTCGCGCATCTGTCGCCGGTTCGTCGACCTGTCGAAGGTGACGGAGCATGAAGTGTCGGCGGTATGTCGGGCGAACGGGCTTTCGGACGAACGGGAAATCCAGCGTGTCATCGCCGATTCGAATGCTTGCGGGTTCGATTTGCGCCGCGTGAAGAAAGCCGTCCACAAACAGCGTCGCATTGCAGCGGCAGCAAGACTTTAACGCCGTTCAAACACTGTTCAAACGCTGTTCAAATGGGACGCACATTATCAGCCAAACAGGTATTGACCCTCAAGCGCCGGACGATCCGTCTGGGCGGCATCTGGGCAGACTGCGTCGGGGAGATCGACCGCACGGGAGTGGTATTCTTTTGGGCCAACTCGGGCAACGGCAAGACCTCGGCGGTCGTCACTTTCTGCAAGGAGTTGACCCAGTTCGGTCGGGTGCTCTACCTGCCGCTGGAGGAGGGTCTGGTAGGCACGACGCAAGACACCATCCGTCGTTACGGACTGGACGAGTGTGGTCGGAAATTCCAGTACAACGAGACGATGACCTTTAAAGAGATGGATGAACGGTTGTCGAAGCCTCGCTCGTGGGATTTCGTGGTGATCGACTCGTTCCAATATACGCAGATGAGCTACAAGGAGTATATAGCTTTCAAGGAGCGCCACCGCAATAAACTGCTGATTTTCGTCAGTCATGCCGACGGCAAGCGTCCGGACGGACGTGCGGCTATGAAGGTCATGTACGATGCGTCGCTGAAAATCTGGGTCGAAGGCTACAAGGCGTTCAGCAAAGGACGGTACATCGGGCCGACGGGCGAATGCACGGTCTTCGAAGAAGGAGCCAAACGCTACTGGGAGGGGAAGGCACTAAACAGAAAATGATATGAATTTAGACTCGCAAAACAAGGTGCTGAAAGCGGGGTTTATGATCGTCCGCAAGGATGACTACCCGCAGCCGAAAATCAAGTACAAACAGTTCGGATTTCCCGAATGGCGGACACTCGAGAAGTTCGACACGAAGGCGGCGCGGGACCGTCGGTTTAAGGACCTGCTGCATGACAGCAGCATAATCGAAGATTGACCTATGGATATCAAGAAAATCTACATCAGCGGGAAGATCACCGGACTGCCCATTGAAGAGGTGATCGCCAAATTTCGGGCCGCGGAAGTGAAAATACGGCGTTTCGGGTTCGCGCCTGTCAGTCCGCTCTGTAACGGGTTGCCGCTCGAAGCGGAGTGGGCGGATCAGATGGGCGAAGACATCAAGCTGCTGCTCAAAAGCGATGCGATTTATATGATGGCGGATTGGCAGCAGAGCGAGGGTGCTACTCTCGAATACCTGATCGCCCGTCAGCGGCGGATGCGCATCTTCCTTGCCGAAACCTTCGATGCTCACGCAGCTATCGAAACGAATACCGAACTATCCCATGAACCGGAAGCGTAACTATTCTCGGCTCTACGCCATCGCCAAAGCGAAGAGCATCGACCTCGAGCAGCACAAGGAGGTGCTGGTGTCGCAGTTCACCGGCGGCCGCACGTCATCGCTGCGAGAGATGACCCCGACCGAGTACGAGGAGATGTGCGAATGTCTCCAGACGGGCAAGCAGCTCGGCGAAACCTCGGCCGCATACAAGGAGCGGTTGCGCAAGGCGCGCTCGGCGGCATTGAACCGTATCCAGCGGCTCGGGGTCGATACGGCCGACCGGACATTCGCCGCGGTGAATGACTTCTGCCTCGACCCGCGCATCGCCGGTAAACCTTTCGGAATGCTGACTATTGACGAGTTGCAGGCTCTCGTGCCAAAACTCGAAGCGATCCTCCGCAAACCGAAGCCCGTAAAGCCGCAGCGGGTCATTCCGATTTCATACATCGTTCGTCCTGACCAACTGCCGAGCTGATATGGAAAAACCGATTATCGAAGTCGATTTACAGGGGTCGGATGGCAATGTGTTCGCCCTGATGACGAAGGCTCGAGCAGCGATTATTGCGGCCGTTCCGCGCGGAGGGTCGGCGGTGGAGCGTCGATGGAAGCGGGAAAAGGCCGAATGCGAAGCCGACAAAATGATGAGGGCGGTGATGCAGTCGCACTCTTACGACGAAGCGTTGTCGGTTATCCGGCAATATGTAACGATTCAGGAGAAAGGAGGTGGCCTATGAAGTAACCGGTACGGGTGGCGACAGGAAATGAACAACGAAATGGGAAAAATTGGCTGTTGTTTAGAGATTAGCAGGGGTTCGAGTCCCCGGCCACCCGCAACCCCCTTTTTAGATGAAGACTCGAGTGCAAGTAGAGCGACGATGGCGCAGGGATTACCCGCTGGAGGATGCGGCTGTTGCCCGGGTTCGATTCCCGGCGACTTGCAAATAAAATTACAGAAACACATTAAAATAAATTCTATGACAAAATCGGAAGACTTCAACGCAGGCTGGTGGAACTGCCTGTTTTCATTTGCGGCGGAACTGCTGCGCTGCGACCGCCACGGGGCGGCTCGAATCATCAAAACAGTTATGAAAGAGGCCGGAGTGACGGACGACGAACTGGTCGGCGTCCTTGCTAAATCGGACGAAATAGGAATGCCGGAACAGGTCTATGACTGTTTGGACAATATGTATTTAGACTAACTTTTTTAATTCAACTATTTATGAGAAAAATTTTAGTGAGCGGTTGCGCAAACTGTCCTTACCTGACAGTCTGGAATGATGGGAATGAGGAGAAAGAGCCTCATGACCGTATTTGCTCCGGTGATTGCCGCCACCCATCTTTCCATAAGGAATTAGGCTTTCCGCATTTTAATCGAGAGGTTTTTTTGCCGGACACGGAAATTCCGACCAGCGACACAAAGGTGCGATTAGTCGATCCGGCGGGAACCCCCGACTGGTGTCCGCTTCCCAAAGAAGATTAAGTAATACTAAATAGCAAATATTATGAAAAGCAGACAAATCGGTAATTGGCGAGTGCCTGTTGAACTCAAAGATTGTTCTTGTGGGTCGGAGGTTGTATTGTGTTTCTCGAATGGGCGTCAGATTCAAGGAATCTTTGTTGGGTTTGAAAGCGGCCGGGCCGTCGTGCAAAATGGGAAACGAGGAGCAAGAATAACATATCCGATGTTGGGACTGTATAAATGGCGCGAGGTTGCAGTTGTCAAGTCCATCGATGCGGTGGTCTATCCGAGCGACGAGCCGACGATCTCGGTGGTCGATGATGCGACCTACGGTGGTGCGCATTGTTACGTGATCCGCGAGTGCCTCGGCTTCAACGACGGCAAAACGCAGTATGTCGAGACCGAACAGGTCATTCGGTTCGTTCGGAAGAACGACGACGGGACGATGATTCCCGGCTTGCAATCCGAGCAGCTGGTGCTGGCTTTGCTCGACCGCCATGAGAAACTGAATGCCCGGTTACCGTCGGAGCAGAACGCCAAAATGATCGCCGGTCTGCGCATGTTCCTCGAGGCGTGCGAGGAGCGCGTGAAGAACCGCATGGAGCGCGGAGTAATGGGCGAACTTAAAAAGTAGCGGCGATGGGAGAATATGAGTGGAGCGATATGGTTCTGATGGTCAATGGCCAGCCTGTTCGGGTGCTGCCGGAGGTGGACTTCGGGGGCGATGCGCCGGATGAACAGGTCGCAAGAGGTATTTCCTCGATTGAATTTACGATGCGGGCAACCAGCGGCGCGATGCTCGCGATGGCGAAGCTGGTATCTCAATTCGGTCGTGAATTCGCGCAGTTCGCGGCGGAACTCCGCCGATGGGCAGCCGGATACCGTTTCCGCTCGCGGGTGGAGGGACGGCATTCGCGAACCCGCCGCAAACGGCGGCCGACAAGGCTTCAACGACGCAGACAAAGACAAACCAAAAATAGAGTTAAACGATGAAAGTAAAAATCAAAGGATTCAGCGAGCTGGAGAGCGCGAAATATGCGTTCGACAACAGTGGCAATCTTATCGGGGTGCGCCTCGATGCGGATGCCGAAAACGGGGTGTACAACATATTCCCGATGGAATTGGTGGAGGACATTTACGATGATTAACCAAATCGGGTTAAAGTGTTGAAAATAAGTGCGAATTGTCTTGCGTGTTCTAAATGATAGTGTTATGTTTGCAATACAATTAAACGATTGATAAACAATAAAATAATATGAATATGACACGCAAAGAAGCTATCCGAATCGCCACTAATTTTTTCACATTCCGTATGGGCGTAAAACCCGAGTCGATGGTTGTAACGATGATGGAACCAGCCGACGGCCGTATAGCCGTACAGACGACGACTTACGACGACGAAGGCGATGAGATGACCTATGAAATTGAGATCAAGCCGGCGACTGACAGTATCACGATGAAGCAGATTGTCTCCGATTGCAATCTCTCGGATTTCATTCAGGATGTCAAGCATTTGTCGAACCTTAAAAAAGGCGATCTGTTCCGTTTGGAGGGCGATTGTGTAATATGGCGCTTTTGCGGTGCCGAAAAACGTTACGGTGCATTGGCTTATGGTTTTACTCGCCAAAACGGCCGGGAGATATCTTGGTTGAATACGGATGTGAACGTTTACCCGTGTGGAAAATAAAACGACAAAACAATGGATGTTACCAAGATGACAGCAGCACAACGCGCCGAACTGAAGGCGCAGCTTGAGGCCGAGGAGCGTGCCGAGAAACAGAAACGCGAGGACGATATTATGGCGTATAAGGATTCCGTCGACGAGTTCTGCCGGGGCAAGTTCGCCCGCTTGCAGGCGTTGAGTGAGGAGATGCGCCGGGCAAAGGAGGAAGTGTTCGGCGATGCCGAGCGGTTGATTGAGCTCAAAGAGGAGCTGTTCCGCACGAAATCCGACCGTCACAGCAACCAGTTCACAACCTCGGATGGCGGCATTACGGTCGCTCTGGGCTACCGCACGAACGACGGTTGGGATGATACGGTGAACGCCGGGGTTGACAAGGTCAAGACGTTCATCCGTTCGCTGGCGAAAGACGACGATTCGGCCGCCTTGACGGAGATGGTGATGAACCTGCTGGCCAAAGACCGCAAGGGAAACCTGAAGGCGAGCCGCGTACTCCAACTTCGGGAAATCGCCCGTAAATCGGGCTACCCGGAGCTGATCGAGGCAACCGACATCATCCAGAGCGCCTATCGCCCTGTAGATACGTGTCAGTTCATCTCGGTATCCTACAAGGACGACAAGGGCGTGAAACATGCGTTGCCGCTCTCGTTGGCGGCGATGGAATAGGACCTTTCCCCTGCAAAGAAAATCCCACTTTCTACAAGAGAGTGGGATTTTTTCGTTACCTGATTTTCTTCAAAGCCAGATCGCGGTCGAAGATATGAATGGAGAGCACATCGCTGTCTATACATCCCGTGAACGTATTCGCGCCGGTCTCAATCGTGACATTCGGGGCTTTGTAGGAATACCGATATTCCTGTCTGACCGGATTGGAGTTTTCGTATTTCCATTCGGCCGTGCATTTGCTGTTGAGTGCGAAATAGAACGTATCGGTGCGTCCTTCGGTGGTCTGGCTCCATACAGTACCAATCAGTTCATCCGAAGCCGGGGTTTCCCCTTTGTCCGAACAAGATGAGAGGAGGATGCCCGCAAAACAAATGGAGAGGAGGAAAAGTCGTTTCATGGTAGATGATTTTGAAACAAAGGTAGTATTTTCCGGATAAATAGCTTAATTCTGTTAAGCAAATGGGGAGAATTGTTGCAATTCTCCCTAATTTTGTGTATCGAAAACTCGAAATCCCCCCCCCAGTGAATGCCGAGAGGAAGAAACAAGGACTTAATCGACAAGCGCAACGAGGCGTTGTGCCGCCGCTGGTATTACTGGACGGAGGTGCAGCGATTGCGCTTCGATGACGCCCTGAAGATTCTCTCCGAGCAGGAGTTCTTCCTCTCCGAGGACCGCGTCATGGCCATCATCCGGCAATACTGCAAGGAGCATCCGGATGGCGACATCCGTCCAGTCCCGAAAATCAAGGTTCCGAAGCTCACGGCCGGACAGCTACGCCTGTTCGCCGGGGAATAATCACACGATCTCCCGCACGAGGTACTCGAACGTCACCTCGTAGACCTTGACCCCGCCGCCGAGGGCATATTCCGTGCTGCGCCGTCGGTCGAGCTCGGACATCTTCGGCGACAGCCTCATCCCTTGCGCGGCCCGGAACAGGCGGTCGGCCATCTGTTCGCGGTCGGCGATCTTCGTCTCCGTCGTGGAGCCGATATGGGTGTCGTCGTAACAGTCGATTGCCAGCTTCAACGTGACGGACGTCTTGCCCTGCTGTATTCCCGGACGGTTCGCCATCGGCAGCCACTCCGTGTCGCCCATGCCGACGAGCACGCAGGGGAATACGACCGGATATTGGTCCTCCTGCGATTCGAGTTGTCCGTAGTCCTCATCGATGCGGACCTCCGGCATTGCTTCTTCGATGCGCTTCATCAGCGCGAGTTTCACACTTTCCATACGTCTACAATTTAAGTACTGACTCGACCTGCGTTTCTACATCGGCGCGTATGCGCTCCTCGAGCTCGCGGCTCTGGCCTATGAACTGCCGCTTGGGAATCTTGATCTGCAGATGCTTCTTCTTCGTCAGAGCCAGTCCGCGCCACATCTGTGCTTCGGGCGAGAGTGCGCCACTCGGGGCATTTGCGGCCGATTTGCGGCCTTTCGTTCCTTTCTTCGACTTCCCGGCTGCTTTGTAGTACATCGCCCACGCAAACCGCCTCATTTTGGGTGTTACGGCGGGTTTCGTCACGCCGCCCCAGTTGTGGATCGGCGCATAAGGTACGTCGTTCACGATCTTGACCCGATAATCGCCCGGCACGTAGCGCACGGCGTTGAACAGGTGGTTGCGGTTGCTGAGCAGCGGTTTGTGCTGACTGGCCGCCGACGTTCCGCCGGAGAGCTGTCGTTTGGTCTTCGGCCACGGGTGCAGCCCGCCGTCGACGAAGCCGCTCTTTCGGAAGTTGTCCTGAAAATGCCGCTTCGCCATGTTTCCGACCCGGATGGGCATCTTGCGCCGCATCAGCGTGTCGATCTCTTTTTGCTTCGCTCGAATGAGCTTCGAGAACTCTTTGATATCCATTTGAACGTCGTTCGAATAAAATTCTGTTCCGGATTTTGTTTCCGGCGAAATAATTGCTATATTTGCGGATGAAGGCGCGGTAACGCTTTCAGAAGCATCCTAACATAAGTCCGAGCTCCATGTCGGGAGTGTCTTTCGGCCGTTCGGATGCTTTTTCATTTTCGATATATCGAATACGGGTGTTCGTATATCTCGAACGTTTCTCGGTTCGTGCGCGCCTCACACTTTACCACGAAAGTCTGTTTGCCGACCTCCAACTCATACACGGTATATTCGACCAGTCCGCGCGATTGCTTTTTGTCGGTGAAGTGCTTCGGCTCCTCCACCCGCACGAATCGCAGCCGGTCTAAATAGCGATCCATCTTCATCGACACATCGACGCTTTCTGCATCGGCCGCATGGTATACCAACTGCCGAATGTCGGACTTCGAGCACATCACCGTTCCGTATTTCAGTTCCGGCCCCGAGTGTGCGACCGGCACCGGAAGCGGCAACCGGCTGATACGGGACGTCGCGTCGGATTTCTTTTCGGCGAGTTCCGTCCGTTTCTCCGCCAACGTTTTTTCCGCTTTCTGCACCGCTTTGAGTACGTTCTTGCAGCGGTAACAGTCTTTCGAGCGGTTGGTAAAGAGCGTGAGTTGCACACCTTTGAACGCACATTTCGAGCAGTCGGAGGGGAAATACGGGTGGTCGTCGGAGAACAGCTGCGCCGTGCGTGCCGGATTGCCTTTCAGACCGGGCGACGGCTCGATCCGCTCGCCGCCCAGCCCCGAGTTGTCGGTCACAGGGTCGTCGGTCGCCTCCCAGCCGCACTGGCAGCCCCACTCGTCGCCGGGCTTGTGTTCCTCCCAGAACGAATCGTCGACGGGCCACACATGGTCGTAGAATGGCATGTGCGACTCGCGGGGATTGACGGCCGTAGAGGGCAGCCACCGGATGTTCGGCAACACGTCGGCCTCGGCCATGAACTGGCGCATCTCGGCGGCACGGTGCGCCCGCTTGATGGCGGTGTCGTATTCGGTTCGGAGCCATGCCTCGACGTGGTGATCGGCGATTGGTTCGACGTCGCGTCGGAACTGCTGGTAGGACTTCACCTCGCCGTTCTCGTCGATGAGCTGCGCAGCCATGTCGCGCCCCATGCGGTGGGTCTTGAACGCCGCGAACACGGCGTTGTTGGTGCGCAACTGCTCCATGAAGTCGCCGCCGGCTTCGCTGCCGGAGAACCCGACGTCGGTCGCCGCATCGAATATCCGGCTGACCTCCTCGAAGAGTTCGGCATCGATCTCCGTGCGCGGGTTATACCGCCGTTCGTAGATGTTCCGAAGCGCAGCAGCCAACACGCCGCTGTCGAATGAGAATCCATTTTCCGCCGGACGTTTCTCGGCCGAATCGACATAAAGCGCATCGACTACCAGTCTAAATCCGCCCCCGCGCTTTCGGGGGCGCGGCCGAAAAAATCGCGCACTCGGTCCGTAAGTTTGCGCCCTTTCTGCTTCGGTTCAGATTCGGATTCCACCGGATCGTCCTCGTCGGCACCTTTGCCGTTCTCATTTTCCTCGTCGGCCGGTTCTTCGACTGCGGGCGCTGCCGGCCGGCCGGCGGCTTTCAGTTCGTCGTAGTTGTCCGGTTTCGGGATGCCGAACTCCTCGTAGAGATAGTCGTCATCGATGGGCAGCCCGGCTTCGTTCTTCAACCGGCAGATGATGGCCACCTGTTTCTCCGGGTCTTTCTTCTTCGGAGGCACGAACGTGAACTTACCTCCGGCGGTGTCGATACCCATCGATGCGAATACGTCCGTCACTTCGTAGTTCAGAATATCGAGGATGCGCCGCTTGATGAAGAAGACAATATCGGCTTCTCCGTCCTGCTGAACGGTCCCGAGGGCCTGCGTTCCCTTGTCGCCCGCCTCGGTGGTCAGCGTATTGCCGTTCACGATCTTGCTGATCTCGTTGTTGCAGATCGTGTGGAGGCGGTCATAGAGGTCGCTGCCGCCGGAGATGTTCCCGGCCTGAATCAGGTTGATCTTCGTCCCGTCGGGGTGTACGATGACCCCGGCGCCGCCCATGTTGTAGATGTCGTCGATGAGTTTCTCGCGCGCCTTGTCGTCCCAAGCGTCGTACGTACCCTCGCGGATCGGCCGGCCGAATATCTCGCCCAGCTCGGCCCAGTCGGCGACGTTGTTGCGCTTGAGGATAACCCAGAACGCCGCGACCGCGAGATGCCCTATCTGCCGCGGGTCGCCGACATAGAGCAAATCGGAGAAGTTGTCCCAGCTCTCGCCTATGAGATCGGTCTGATTGCGCAGGATCGTGCGGTTGATGGCATCGACGTGCTTGCGGGGTATCAGATTGTAGTTGATCCAACCCTTGTCGTCGAGGAAGAACTGGAAGAGCGAGCCGCCGACACCCTCCCATTCGTCGTTGATGAGGTCCTCGATGAAGCGGTTGAACCACGGTGAGTCGATGTGCTCCTGTATCTTTTCATCGATGTTCCCGTCGCGCTGGAATTGAATCGGCGTGGAAAGAATCGCCGATTTCTGTTTGCGCAGCACGGAGAAGAGATGTCCGTCGAGCATGACGTCGGCATACAGATCGACGAGTTTTGCCCGGCGCGGCCAATCGATGAGCTCCGCCTGTCGGATGCTGTCCATATAGGCGGATACGTCCAGCCCGCCGCGGCGTGTCGGTTGGAGTACGATGGTCTGCGACGGCAAGCGGCTGATGTTGCCACCGGAGGTAATGTTTTTGCCTTTCTTTTTCTTTTCTTTTGCCATGTCAGAATCGGTTGTTGCGTTTGGGGTTGCTTCGTATTTGGAACTGCGAGGCGGCCTCTTTGGCTTCCTGTTCGATCTCCGGCAACCCGTCTACTGAGATGTCGCCCTTGCGCACACCTTTGAGCCATTCGACGGCGCGTTCGTAGCGGTCGACGCGGATTTGCGACATGTTGCGCGGGTTGTGGATGGAGAAGATGTGGTAGATGGCGATGTCGAGAGCCATCATCAGCACGAGCTGGTTGCGCTCGTCGCCCTCGGCAGAGAAAACGCGGTCGCAGTCGTAGCGTGCCGCGAGATATCCGCGCATCTCGGCGATGGCGCGGTCCTCGCAGATTTCGATGATCTGCCGGTCGGAGCGGATCAGCGCGTCGAGAATCTCCTGATGAATCGAGGCGTCGTAGTCCTCCGGGATGATGAATTGTGCCATATCTTACTGTCTGTATTTGTTGCGGCGAGCCATCACGCCGCGGGGTGTCGTCACGACGGGGTGCAGTTCGCCGATTTTATCGTCGATGAAGCGGTTGCCGCCCTCCACGCAGTCCACGCCGTCGGCGTGGAACTTCAACGCCATTGTGAAGAACTTGAACTCTTCATCGAGCAGCTTCATGTGCGGGTCGCCCTTCTCGGCCTCGTTGAGCACCAGCAGCCCCTCGCGGTGGAGCGGTTCGAGGTTGGCTTCGATACGCACGGCCTTGTCGGTCTTTTTCTTCTCGTCAGGAATGACCGAGAGGCTGATTCTCGTCTCTTTCGCCTTGCGTGCGACCGCCTTTTTGAACACCTGCTGAAAGAAGGGGTCCTGCAGGGAGTTGTTCTCCTGCACGACGTATATCGCGCGGCATCCGCCGGCCCGGGCATAGAGGTAGAGTGAGAAAAAGTGCGTCACGAACTCCTCGGTGGTCATCTTGCCGAGGAACCCCTTGATGACGTAGAGCGTGCGGTCGAGTTTTCCGAGCAGCCACACGGCCTTGAGCGAACCCTGCTTGTTCTTGGCCGCACCTTTGGCCTCGGACTGCGTCGGGTCGGCGTAGATGCAGAGGAACGGGAAGCGGCGCAAGTTGGGAATCTTGCCCCATTTGCGCGGGCCGAATATTTTGCCTTCGACGACGGGGTTGTTGAAATACTCGGCCTGCTGCGCCTGCGTCGATATTTTCGACAGCGCACGGTCGATCAGCTCCTCGGTGTTCTTCTCCGGCCACGTGCTGCGCCCCTCGGCGTCACGGATGTTCACGATGTCATGGTGGTCGGCCATCGCGCCGGCCCGGACGATGCAGCAGTCCTCGGCGATGATGTTGCCGCAGAAGACGACCAGCAGCGAGCCGGAGGGATCGCGGGTCGGATAGAGGGCGTGTTCCCACCAGTCCCACTTGTTGTTCAGGACATCGGGGTTGCGGCAATCCTCATCGGTGTCGAAGTCGTCCACGAGCAGTACGTCGGGACGGATCGCTTCGTTACGTGCACCGCGCGGCGCATTTCCCGACCCCACGCCGTAGAACGCCACGCCCTGTCGGGTACGGAACTCCAATTCGGCCCACTCGCCCACGGACATCTGCTCGCCGTAGTACTGAATGATGCGCCGGTTCGATTCGAGATTGGCCCGATACGGGGCGAGCAGTCGCGCCGCAGCTTTCTCCGTCGCCGAGGCAAGAATAACGGTGCTTTTTCGGCCGGTAAGCGTCAGGTACATCACCGCGAACATCGTGATGGTGCTCTTCGCCAGCGAGCGGCTCCATGACAGCACCTCGTACCACTCGGGATTGTTGATGATGCGGCGGATAGCTTTCTTCTGGAAGGGCGCGAAGGGATACTTCGCGTATTTCGGGAAGAAGAACTGCATCCACTCGATGGGGTGTGCTTCGAGGTACAGCCGGTGCTTCTCGATTTCCGCCGGGGACATCGAGTCGTCGATGGGAGTATCGTTGTAGATGGATTGCTTGAGGGCTTCCCACTCCTTCAAGGCGTCGCGGTCGATCTGCTTCATCACATCAGGGATCTGAGGAATTTGTCGAACAGGTCGGCGAACGTCTTCGTCAGCGCGGGGTCTACCGGGCGCAGCCATGCCACGAAGCGCTGGGCGGTGCTGACGGCTTCGTGAATGCCCAGCTCCGTCTCGAGCTTGCTGATGGCGTTCGTCAGTTTGGCAATGGCATCCGCCTCTTTGGGCGTTGCGAACCGATGGCCCTGCTCGCGGCCGAGGATGACGTTGTTGATCTCCATGATCTGCCGCTGCAAGTTCTTGATCTGCTCCTCGCGGGTCATGGTCAGCGACGCCTTGTGCTCGTCCCATTTGTCGGCCTTTGCCCAGCGTATGACGGTCTGCCGCGACACGCCGCACGCCTCGGCGATTTCGGCTTGCGTGCGGTTCTCGTTCAGATACATCGAGAGCGCCCAGCGGCGCATCTGTTCGGAGGTCATTTTCGACATTGCTTCATGAATTGTTCAGTGCAAAATTGACCTATAAAACGCTGTCGAGCAAATGATAAAAACATGATATGAATTTGCGGTTTTATCATGTAGTCAGAAAGTTGCATCATAAAACACCGATTTGCAGAGGCCGAAAATGACGCTCAATTTTGCACAAAACGAATCGCAAAATGGAGCGCATTTTCAATATCATTCCCGGGCCGCAGGAGGACACCTGCTGCATCTTGTTGTACGGCGAAATCGGCGACTACGCCGATGTCGGCGCCGAGGATATCGTCTGTCAACTCGTAGCTGCCGAGCGAACCTACCGCAAGATCGACGTGAGGATCAACTCCGTCGGCGGTGAGGTGGCCGCGGGTATCGCCATCTTCAACTTTCTGCGTCAGTCCGCGGCCGACATCACGATCTATATCGACTGTATCGCCGCATCTACGGCGTCGTTCATCGCCGGCTGCGGCAAGAAGGTCAAGATGAGCCGCTACGGCCAGATTATGATCCACCAGCCGATGAGCGACGTGTTCGGCAATGCTGCCAAGTTGAAAGACTGCGTCGCCCATCTTGAACAGGTCGAGGATACGCTGTGCGAGATTTACGCTGCACGCACGGGCAAGAGCGTCGAGGAGATACGCACGACCTACATGGACGGCCGCGACCATTGGCTGACGGCCGAGGAGGCGCTGGCGGAGGGTTTCGTCGACGAGATTTTCGACGATAACGCGGTCGCCGTCTCCGCTTCGCTTACGCCGCGCGAACGCTGCGAGCGCTACACGGCGCTTTACATCGAACATGTTTCACTTAAAAATCAAGAACAGATGATCAACAAACTCAGATCGATGCCGACCTTCTCCGACTGTGCGGACGAGGCGGCAGTCATGTCGCGTCTCGACGAGGTCGTGAACAAGGCCCGGGAGCATGACGCAGCGGTCGCTGAGCGCGACGCTCTCAAAGAGAAGGTCGCCGACCTCGAGCGCAAGGAGCGCGAAGCCGCGGAGGAGGCCTACGATGCCGAGGTCGATACGGCACGCGAGGAGGAGCGCATCGGCGCCGACGAGGTGCAGGGCTTCAAGGCGCTCATGCGCAAGGACCCCGAGAACACGCGAACCCTGCTCGCAGCGCGCAAACCCAAGCGACGCATCATGCAGACCCTCGCTTCGGCCGCCGGTGCTGCCGGAGGCAAGACCGACAAGGACTACCTTGCCGCGCGTGAAGCGGAGGTTCGCGCCCGGCTCAAATAGTAATCAATCTCAATTCAATCAACATTATGGCAAATCCGAATATTCAAACCGCCTACGGTGGCGAAGTCCTCAACCAGATTCTGGTCATGGCCGCCACGGGCAACCAGCTCTTCGAGAAGGGGCTGATTCACATGGAGACGAGCATCGGTGATAAGTTCTACATCCCGCGTCTCCAGCTTTCGAAGCTGCTGCAGAAACGCGTCGAGATGCCCAAAAGCGAGAACTCGAAAGGCAAGTTCAACCTCGACGAACGCGTCCTCAAGCCGGAAGACTTCATGGTCTACACGGAGTTCAATCCGCGCTCGTTCGAGAAGTACTGGAAGAAGTGGCAGCCGACGGGCAACCTCGTGTTCTGCGACCTGACGCCCGAGGTGCAGGTCACGCTGTTGGGCGCGGTCCTCAAGCAGGTCGGCACGGAGCTGGGCTGGCATCTGATTCAAGGCAAGTCCGGCGACGGCGAGGAACAGTTCTTCGACGGCGTCCTCACGCGCATTCTGGCAGACCCCGATGTGGTGACGGCGACGTGCGAGAGCGAGAGCATGATCGCTCGCCTGCGCGCCGTCTGGGAGAAGACTGCGGACGTGGTGCGCGGCCATGCGAACTTCACCTTCCTGATGTCGTCGGCCGACTTCGACAAGTACGACAACGAGCTCACGGACCTGCATCACAAGGGTGCTGACCCGACCTCGACGAACGTCGCCCGCTTCAAGGGCAAGCGCATCGCTGCACTGAACGACTGGCCCGACGGTGTAATCGTCGGCACAATCTGCTCGGTCGATGAGGATTCGAACCTCTACGCAGGCTGCAACCTCGCCAACGACTACGAATGCCTGCAGGTCGACAAGGTGCAGGCCAGCGGCGAACTGTACTTCATCAAGCTGCTGATGAAGGCCGACACGCAGATCGCATGGGGTCAGGCGGTGACGCTGCTCGACTGCCGAACGGAATCCGCCGGACCCGGCGGCAGCGGAACCGATGATCAGGAGGTCGTCGGATAATCGAATACGAACGCATTAAACTTAAAGACTATGAAAGTAAAACTTGAAGTGCTGGTCCCGTTCACGGACAAGAACGACCGCACGGTACGCTACAAGAAGGGCGACACGGTCGCCTTCGACGACATCGACCGCATCAACGACCTGATCGCACGTGGAGTCTGCCGCCTCGTCGCCATTGAAGACGACGCGCCTGTGACTTCCGCGACCAACGAGATTGCCATCGGCGACAAGGCCTATCCCCTTGCTGCCGTAAAGGTCGCACTGGAGGCCGTCGGGGTCGCCGTTGCGAAGAACGCCGGCGTTCCGGCCGTCACCAAAGCCCTCGATGCACTGACCGAGGAGCAGACCGCTGCGCTCGCCGAGGTGCTGGCCGCAAAGGAGGAGTAACCCGGAATAGCGTATGACACCATCGGAATTCAAACGCACTTACTATCCGGCCATCGAGCGCGCCTGCGCCGGAACAGGGCTGAACCCGCTCTTCGTAGCGGCGCAGGCCGCGCTCGAGACGGGCTGGGGTAAGAATGCCATCGGCAAGAACCTTTTCGGTATCACGGCCGGCGACAAGTGGACGGGCAAGCGTCAGATCGTACGTACGACGGAGTATTTCAGAGACGACCGTCAGGGTGGAAACTTTGTCCGCGTGCATTCGATCACGCCGCTGGCCGACGGCCGCTACCGCTACGACGTAGACCGTGCTTTCCGCGACTACGACTCGGTGGAGGAGTGCCTGCACGACCACTTCAAGGTCTTGTCTGCGAAACGCTACGCTGCGGCGATGCCGTATCGTCACGACGTGCAGCGCTTCGCATACGAGGTCGCCAAAGCCGGTTATTGCACGGCCAGTCCGACGGTGTACGCCGACAGCATCGCGAAAATCGCACGCATGATCGAACGGGTTTAACTATCGACGGAAACAGGAAGATGGACAATGCAATGATGCAAATACTGATGTGGGCGTTGCCGAGCGGCTTTATGTCGTCAGTGGTAACGTGGCTCGTCACCCGCCGCCAGCGGAACAATGACTTTCTCGCCTCGTTGCAGAAGTCCATCGACCTGCTTACGGCGAAGTATACCGAGACGCTGGACGAGAACGTGCGCCTGCAGGCGGATAACGCCCGGCTGCTGGCGAACCAGCAGATCATGGCGGAGAAGATCGACTCGATGAGCCGGAAGATCGACCAATTAACCAAACAACTCAAAAGTATTCAGAATGAAAAATCGAATTCGGGGAATTCCCCTCGTGTTGCTTCTCGTCGCAGTACTGATGGCGGCGTGCGGGGCAATCAAGAACACGACGAGCGCGCAGACCTCCTTGTTGCAGCAGAGCAACTCCAGCGCGCAGCTCGAAGCGCAGGCCGCCGCCGTTCACGACACGCATCGGCATGTGCAGGAGCAGACGCAGACGGACTCGACGATGACACGTCGGGAGTATGCGGAACCGGTGCCGGAGGAGCGGACGGACATGACGATTCCGACGCAGAACCTCCTTGATCTGCCCGACGGCGCGAAGTATAGCGCACAGAACGGCCGTGCGAGCATCGAGGCCGAGCGGCAGGGCGACAAAATCGTCGTCCGGGGCAGATGCGACAGCATCGCTCGCCGCTGCACCTACTTCGAGAACCGCGTATTCCGACAACGCGTACTTATCGATTCGCTTACGGTCCGACTGGATGAGATGCAGGCATATCAGGCGCGCGCCGACTCGCTGCTGGCCGCAGTCTCCGCGGCGTATCATGCAGCCGAATATACCAAGAAACCGCCCTCCGGGTGGTATTGGTGGCTGCTTGTCGGTTTCCTCGCGGGTGGAGCCGCATCGGCATGGCTGACGAAAACAAACCCGCTGAAAGCGATTGTAAAACTTATCAAAAACATCGTGCAATATGGCAGATAACACACGGCAGACCGCTGCGGCGGCACACGACGGGTTCATCTTTGGTCTCGAGGCTCTTATCTTCGAAGGCAAGGAACTCGGCCTGATCAGCAACGACGGTCTGGATTGGGGCGGGGACGACCCCTCCTCGAACAAAATCTGGGCGGCACAGAAGCGCTCGGCCCCGGTAAAGGAGATCGAGGAGAATCCCGGAACGAACGAGATCGAGTTCGACCTGATCGAACTTAAACCCGCGAACATCGTACAGGTGATGGGCGGCACGACCTCCAAAGACGGCAAGAAGTGGAACGCGCCGGCGAAGCGCATCCGGCTGGAGGGAGCGGTTGTCATCCGTTCGGCGGACGGCTCCGAGACCGAAGTTGCGAAGGTGTCGCTTTTGGCGTCCCCGAAGGGCAAGTACGACTATTCGGACGTGATGAAGATTCATTGCAAGATGACCTTCCTGCTGCCGGATGATCCCGAAGCATCACCCTACAGCATCGACTTCGCTCCGAACGAAGAAGAGGAAGTCGTCGGATAGCACCGTCAAGCGATGAATGCGAATCCGCAAATCGAAATCGAGGCAGCGGAGGCTCTGCTGGACATCGGAGTCTCGCTGCCCTTTTTCAAGATACCGTTTACCCGCAAGTTCGTCCGGCTGACGATGAAACGCCCGTGTCTGGGCGGGCAGATACGCCTCGCCCGGCTCTACCTCCGAACAGGCATTACCTACGAGGAGATGCTGGAGTTCTCCAAGCACGAGGAGCTGGCCTACATGGCAGTGCACGGGCGACGGGTGTCGAAGATGGTCGCGCTGACGATTTGTCGTGGCGCATTCTCGACGTGGCTGTTCTCCGACCTGCTCGCATGGCTGCTGCGTTGGTTCGTCGACGACGAGTACCTGCGGGCCGCGAGCATGCAGTTCCTGTGCTTGCTGGGAACGAAGTCTTTTATGACCATTATCAAATCGATCTCAACGACGAACCCGATGAGACCGAGGTTGAGCCAAAGAAAAAGCGAAAAGGGGAGTTAAAGACCGAATATATCGGTTCCCATAGCCCTTTCGGTATCGTGTGGCAAATCGCCGCAGCGACAGGCTGGCCGATTCGCTACATCCTTTGGAGCGTGAACTACCAAACGCTTCGGATGATGCTGGCCGATGCTCCGCGATACGTCAAGAAGAAAGAGAAGACGCGAACGCTTTCCAGCTTCGTTCAATCGCGATTGAAACAAAAAAGTAAACAGAATGCCGAAACCCGTTGAAATAGAATTCCTGCTGCGCGACAAGCTCTCCGGCGGCCTCAATGCCGCCGGGAAGTCTGTCGAGACGCTGGGTGACCGTGTCGAGCGGGTATCGCAAAGCATCACGGAGCGCATTGCGGAGCAGCGTGAGCAGGTGCGCTACGTTGAACAATGTCTGAAAGACCTTCGACGGCAATACGACAAACTGGCACCGGGCAAGGCGCAGGTGGAGATGCGTGCGGAGATCGACGCCTGTACGCAGGCTCTCAATGAAGACAAGGCCGTGCTGGCCGGACTGCGCAGTGAGCATGAGAAGAACTCGGCGACGGCGCGCGGTCTTACGATGGAGCTGCGGCAGCTTCTGGGTGCTATGGCAAAGATGCGGCTCGAGGGACGTCAGAACTCGCAGGAGTACCAGACGATGGCGCAGCGCGCAGCCCTGTTGCAGGATACGCTGGGCGATCTGCGTACGCAGACGAAGATTCTGGCGCACGACAACTCCGGCCTGCAAGGTCTGATGAGCGGGGTGAACGGTGTGTCCGGAGCTTTCACGATGGCTACGGGCATCATGGGCGCTTTCGCGTCGGAGAACGAGAACCTCGTCAAGGTTCAGACGCGCGTGCAGAGCGTGCTGGCCATTACGATGGGCTTGCAGCAGGTGATGAACGCCCTGAACAAGGACTCGGCGTTCCGGCTGGTAACGGTCGTCAAGATGAAGAACATGCTGACGGCGGCCAATACTCGGCTGGCAACATCGCTGGGCATTTCGACGGCTGCTGCTTCGGCGCTCATGGCGACGCTGACGCTGGGGCTCTCGGCCGTCATTACGGGGTTGATCGTGCTCTGGAACAAGTATTCCGATTCGCAGGAGGAAGCTGCGGCCAAAGCCAAAGAGCGGGTGGAAATCGAAAAGGACGGTCGTGCGCAGATGATAAAAACCCGATTTGAAATCGACTCGACCCTGAAAACTCTGAGAGAATTCAATGGTACCAAAGAACAGGAAAAAGCGAAAGTCGATGAGCTCAACCGGAAATACGGCGAGAGCTTCGGCTACTACAACACCATCGGCGAATGGTACGACACGCTGCTTCAAAAAGGTGCCGCTTACATTCAGATGCTCTTTCTTCAGGCCAAAGTACAGAGCCTTATCAACAAAGCGACCGAGGCTGACGAGCGGGTGCAGGAGGCCGAGGCGAAACCGGAATCGGATTATGATACGTGGTGGGGCTACGGCGGAAAAGTAGACCGATTCTTTTCCGATAATCAGCGATATAAAAACTCGCCCAACGGAGTATGGCTGAAAAAGGAAGCGGTCGCTGCGGCTAAGAAAGAGCGCGATGCTTATCTGGACGAGGCGAAGAACCTGATGGATGAGATCGCCAATATCGGTAAGGATTTCAATATCGGCGGGTTCATTACGCCTCCGAAGAACGGTGCAACCGATGTGAACACGCTCACGCAAAACCTCGTCGATTTCGAGACGAAGGCTCGCCAGCGTATCGAGAACACACGCATCGCGCTGATGAAGGAGGGTTTCGAGAAAGAGCGCGCCGAGGCGCAGCAAGCCTTCGAGCAGGAGAAGACGCGCATCGCCAAAGAGGAGCAGGAGCGTCTCCAGCTTTACGAGCGGCTGCGCAAGGCCGGCGGGAAGGTCACACCGGGACAGAAGGGGGCGATTCTCGCACAGGCAGCGGCCCAGCGGGTGCAGGCCGCCCAGAGGCTCGATCATACGCTGACCGAGATCGACAAGAAAGAAGAGAAAGCGAATGCGGATCATCTCGAGAACCTTCTCGAAACCTACAAGGATTATGCGGCGGAACGCGAGGAGACCGAGCGCAAGCACGGCAAGGCCATCGCCGAGCTGCGCAGCCATTTGAGCGATGAGCGTCTGGCTGCATTGGGCAAGCAGATGACGGACCGGTTCGTCGGCAATGTCGATCTGCTGGCGCGGCCGATGATCGATGCGGCACGGCTGGCGGAGAAGGGTTGGCAGGATGCCGGCGAGGGAATCGCTACGGTGTTCAGCTCCCAGTTCGGTATCGACGATGCGGCCGGCAAGCGCCACGAGATTCTCGTCACGCCGATTCTGCCCAACGGCGATGTGCTTTCGGAAGCCGAACTGAATGCGTACATCGACGAATCGCTCAATGGCGCCGAGGACATTCTGAAAGCCGATACGCTGGGGCTTGTGATCGCCGTCGATGTCGATCCGGACGGGACGGCCGGTGAAGCGTTGCACCGGTTGCAGGAGAAGTACTATGCGCTGAAACAGGATACAGAAGGCAATGCGGCTTCCGATGCTCGGATACACCGAGCGATCAAGGTCGCCGAAGATAAGAAGAATCAAGAGCTGGCCGCTCTGTCGGGCCTGCTTGCGAAATACCGGGATTTCGAGGCCCGACGCGCGGAGATCAAGCGGCAGGGCGACAGGGATATCGCCGCGCTGGAAGAACAGCGCACTGAGGCCAATTCGGAACTTATCGACCGAGCCATCGCCGTAGCGCGACAGCAGATTGAGGAAGGCATTCAGTCCATCAACGATGCCGAGGCTGCGAGCATCTCCAAAGACAACGGGTTTCTCAAGCAGCTCTTCGGCGACTATTCGTCGATGTCGTTCGACAAATTGCGCGACCTGATCGCACAGGCGAAGCAGCTGCAGGCATACCTGAACGGCAAAGGTTCTGCGGAGGGTATCACCTTCATCTCCGCAGCGGAACTGAAAAATATCGAGAAGAGCCCGGCGGAGTTGGACAAGCTGCGCAAGGCACTCGACAAGTTACTCAACACCGGCAAGAAGGGCGGCGGTAACAAGTGGGAGAATATCTTCAAGACCTTCGAGAAGGGGCTGGCCGAACTCAAAGGCGCGAGCGGGATCAAGGAGATTTCCGGTGCCATCGGAACCATCGGCGGTGCCGCAGCGGACGCCGCGGGGGAACTCGCCGATATGTTCGAGCAGATGGGCGACACCGAGACGGCCGATGCCATCAGCGGCGTGCAGCAAGTTTTGGGCGCCGTGTCGAACATCGGTCAGGGATTCGCTAAAGGCGGCCTCATCGGCGGCATCGGTGCTGCCATCGGCGAAGCGGCCAACTTCATCGGTCAGGCTTTCGCCGCCGAGGCCCGGCATCGGGAGGCGCTGAAGGAGATCGAGCGTGCGAAGCTCGACTTCCAGCGGCAGTACAACCTCGCGCTGTTAGAGCAGAACCTGTTGCTGAAGGAGGCGACGAACGTCTTCGGGGAGCGTCAGATCATGAAGGCGGCCAACGCCATGCAGGTCTATAAGGAGGCTCTGTCGCAGTTCGAGGCTGAGATGAAAGGTTCGACCCCTACGATGAACTGGATCGAGCGCGTCACGGGCGATGCCTACGGAACGTACGCTGCGCGGATGGCCCAATATCAACAGGGCATCTATGGACTCGCTTCGGCACAGATCGTCACGGGACACAAGAAGACGGGCCTGTTCGGCTGGGGTAAGGGCAAGGACGTTTACAGCAGTATCCTCTCGGTATATCCGGAGCTGATCGACGCCAACGGCAATCTGGATACGGCGATGCTCCAGACGATTCTCGACACGCGGAAGATGTCGGACGAGACGCGCAAGTATCTGGAGAACCTCATCAGTTTGAAAGATATGATGGATGAGGCGGAACAGGCGTTGAAAGACTACCTCTCCGCTACGTTCGGGTCGCTTGGCGACAGCGTGCTGGACCGCGTCCGGGATATGGCCAGAGGCGTCACAGGGGTCTACGACGACATGTGCGACGACATCGCGGCCAAACTCGAGGAACTGGCCGATCAGGTCGTCTACTCATTGTTCTTCGCCGACAAGTTCGACAAATTGCAGGACGACCTGAAGGCGATTTATTCGAGCGGCAAGAGCGAGGAGGACATCGCCTACGACGTGATGGACCTGCTTGACGACTTCTACTCGGGCATCGGTTCGGACATGGACGCTGCCGAGGCATGGATGTCGGAATTTGCGAAGCACGCCGAGGAGATGGGGTACGAGCTGTGGAAACCGGACGGCATGACGCAGAGCGGCCGCGCCGGAGCCTTCACAGCCATGACGCAGGATCAGGGTACGAAACTCGAAGGGTTGATGACGTCGCTTCAAATGCACGGAGCCAGCATCGACGAGAAGCTGGACAACGTCTCCGAGGGATTGGCTGGGGCATTGGACGCTCTGAATCGCATCGCCCGGAATACCGATGATATTCCGCTCATCCTCGCGCTTCTTCAGGCGGTAAAGCGAGACGGATTAAAAGTGAGGTAGTTATGAATGTACTGACTGGCTTGTTGATGATAAACGACATCGACCCTTACGTCGAATACGGGGCTTTTCTTGCGGAGGACAAACCCGGTGACATGAAGAACTACTCGTCGCTGCTGAAGCCGTCGGCCGTGAAGCCGCAGAAAGAGGTGTCGTTTCGCGAACAGGATGGAGCAAAGGTTCCCGAAGTCATCGTCCAGCAACTTCAGCCTCGCGATGTGTCGCTTCAATTCGCCATTGTCGCGGCGGACCGGACGGAGTTCTCGAAGCGTTATTCGGCATTCCTCCGAATGCTGCAACGGGGCGAGGACGGCTGGCTCGATTTCTACTTCCCCGAGTTGAAACGGCACTTCCGGATGTTTTACAAGGAAGCCACCGACTATAAGCAGCTGACCGATTTTGAGGGCGAGGTTGCTGGGAAATTCTACGTGAAGTTCCGGGAGCCGCAGCCCGCATTTTAACGCCGTTTGAATGGCATTTGAATAGGATTTGAGAGCAGCATGAAATTGAAAATCTATAACCAGTTCGACGAGTTAAAACTGACGGTGTCGCCGTCGGACAACTCGACGCGTCAAAGGGGTGTGATGGCGGACCACATGTTGGCGCTGTCGTTCGTCTCTTTCGATTTCGTGCGTCTTGACGTGAACGACTGGGTGGAGTTCGAGGGGCAGCGTTACTGGCTTGTCGAGGAGTACGTGCCCAAGCAGACCTCGACCGTCGAATGGGAATACGATGTCAAGTTCTACGGCCCTGAAAACCTCCTGTCGCAGGCTTTGATGCTCAAGACGGTCGATGGTGAGAATGACCCCGTCTTTTCCCTGACGGCTCCGGCGCATGAACAGGTGGCGCTGGTGGTCGAAAACATCAATCGGCAGATGGGAACGACCGACTGGAAAGTCGGCGAAGTCATCGATACGGAGAACCTCGTCGTCGATTATGAGGGCACCTATTGCAACGAGGCGCTGAACAAAATCGCCGATGCGGCCGAAACCGAATGGTGGATCGACGGCATGACCGTCAATCTGGGCCGGTGCGAGTACGGCGAGTCCGTTCCGCTCGGGTACGCGAACGGCGCCGAATCGATTGACATCGCGTCGGCCGACGACGTGAAGTTTTTCACCCGGCTGTTCCCCATAGGCAGCAGCCGCAACATCGACCGCGAGCACTACGGCGCCACCCGGCTCCAGCTGCCCGGCGGTGCGAAGTATGTAGAGCAGGATACCCATCTGGGAATCGTCGAGCACTACGAGCGGGAGGCCTTTTCGGGTATCTACCCGCGGCGCATCGGTACGATCTCGAGTGTCCGCAGCGAGAGCGCGACCGGCGAAGACGGCGATCCGTTTACGATCTACTACTTCAAGGACGAGGAGTTGTCGTTCGACCCGAACACCTATGAAATCGGAGGTTTGGTCAAGCAGGTCACGTTCCAGAGCGGAGAGTTGAACGGTCGCGAATTCGAGGTGAATTTCAACTCGAAGAGCCGCGAGTTCGAGATCATCACCCAATGGCCTTACGACGATGAAACGCAGCTGCCGGGTGGGCTCTTGGTGCCAAAGCCCGGCGACGAGTATATCCTTTGGAACCTCCGGATGCCGGACGAATACTATGCACTGGCCGAAAAGGAGTTCGCCGAGGCCGTCGAAGCGTACATGCTCAAGCATCGCAAGGACCGGCGCGTCTACAAGATTACGACCGACTATGTCGACATCGGAGCGCGCGGCCTGCGATTCGACATCGGCCAACGCATCCGGCTGGAGAGCACGCGATATTTTCCGGAAAGCGGCTATCGCGACAGCCGGATCGTGCGCTTTACCCAAAATCTGAACATTCCGACACAGTACGACCTCGAGATCAGCGACGTTCTCTCGACGGGCGCCTTGTCGAGAATCGAGGACAATATCGAGGAGGTGCGCAACTATACCCGCATCGCGACGAGTAATTTGCCGGATGTCGTTCGCAGCTGGGAGAACACACCGGCCTCCGACTTCAATCTCTTCTCGTCCAAGCGGTCGATGAAAGAGTTTCTCAACAAGCGCAAAGCGGATACCGCCCGAGGCTTGATTACGTTCAAGGAGGGGATGCGGATCGGCGACTTCAAGCGAGGTGAACGTGGCGGGGCCATCGATGCGGAGGCGAATGCCGAATTCCAGACGGCTGTCGTGCGCGATTTGCTCCGTTCGACGCACTTCGTCGACGGCATGGCCGGCGCCGGTTGGCAGTTATGGCAGGATGGGCACGGAACGTCCAATTTGACCGTGGATTTCCTCACGGTCCGTCAGTCGCTGCGCATTCAGGAATTGCTGCTTGAAAAAGTCCGTGCTGTCGGCGGCCAGCTGGTCGTGTCGGCGTCTAACGGTAAAATTCAGAGTGCCGAATTGGATGCGGCCGGCGAATACTATCTTTTGCGCTTCGAGACGGATTGCGGCGTGGTTGCAGGCGATCTGATCCGCTGCGCCGTTTTCAACGGCCCGACGCCCAAAGCCTACTGGGTCGAAGTGGCTGCCGTCGATAACGGGGTGGCGGCTGTTGCCGTTTCGGAGTTCGGCGGCATGGAACCGGCGGCCGGCGATGAGGTGGTCCTGATGGGTAACTCTGAAAATCCGCTTCGGCAAGGCGTGATTTCTATCTCCGCAACCGAGGATGGACAGCCTCGGCTCGATGTATTGAACGGCGTTGCCGACAAGACTTTCGACGGATGTCTCCGGGCCCGGCTCGGCTGTCTGGATGGAATCAAGGATGATTGGTTTCCGGCCGACGGCCAGCCCGAAGGGTACGGATTATATGCCGATAACGCATTTTTGCGGGGCCGCTTTTTGCTGACTTCCGGCGAAGACGTCGCTACGAAGTTCGAGGTCATGGAGGGAATGATCCGGTCGAGCATCGAGACATTCCGAGACGGGAGCAGCATCCTCAATAACCCCGATTTCGCAGACGGCATTCGTTACTGGGATACGGGGAACGACATCGACCTGTTCGCGGCCGGCGGCCGGTTGCTTTGGCTCGACGGCGCCTTGTTGGCGAAGAAAGGGCCTTGCGCTTGCGTCCGTGAGGAAGAGGGACGTGCGGTAATGTATATCGACAACCAGTACATCAAGCAGCGAAACGCCGACTTCAAGACCCGATTGGATTATGAAACCGGGGCCGATGGCCTGCGTAAGCCGAGGGCTTTCAATTTGACGTTCCTCTATAAGTGTCTCGAAGCCGGTTCGCTCGATGTCCGGTTCGATGGCTGCGATGGAACCGGTTTTCAGTCGTTCGAGGCGTTCCGTACAGACAAGGAGCTGCAGCCCGACGATGAGTACCGAACGTTCGAGTGCTCCGGAATGTGGAACGGCACCGGCGATTTCCGCCTCTCATTTACCGGGAAAATCTTCATCTACATGCTGACATTGGGTGTCGATGAGGCGGAGGACCTTGCGTATACCTATCGAACGCTTTTCGAGCAGACCGACCAGCTGGTGCGCATCGCCACGGAATCGTTCGATGAACATGGCAATCTGATCAACACTACCGGCCTCGTGAGTAGAAAGGATGTCACGGGCTTATTCGCTATCGGCGGCGACGGGTCGTTGCAATCGTTCGTTGGCGCTTCGACCAAAGGCGTCTTCATCAAGGCGGGTAGCATCAAGTTGGAGGGCTTAGTTACAGCGAACGAGAACTTCAAGATTCTGGAGGACGGTAGCATCGAAGCCTCCAACGGAGTCTTCAAAGGCGAGATCGAGGCAACGAAAGGTTCGATTGGCGGATTCGAGATCGGCCGAGATCATATCGGGGCAGCCGTTGATGACGCGCATACGGCCTCTTTCGGCAATCTGTTTATCTGTCGTGATTTCTTCCGCGTGGGCGGTAATTCGGGCTACGCGATGTTGGGCAACGACGTGATCCCGCTCTCGGCTGGCGGAGCCTTCAGTGCCGTCGGCCGCATCGTCAATAAGAAGCCGAACAACGGTGCCCAGTGGGGTTTCGATTCGGCGAATTACGGTCTCTTCATAGACGTTTCGGGTGGTACTAAAAACTACGGGATATCCAGCAATGCGGCATTGATGGCGCCGGCTTTCGTGCCGACGAAAGCCTGTCTCTTGACATTTAGCGGCAATAGCTACGAAATCGATTTCTCGCAGTACAATACCATTTTGATGTACTACAATGAGCCGAACTACAGCGGTACGACCGTAACACTTCCTACGGAACTATCCGTAGCCAGACAGTTCGGATTGAATTCGCTGCCGAATGATTTTGCGACCACCGTAACATTCCGAGTTCGGCCCGGGTCGAAAACCATCACGCTGAAAGGGATATACAATCATAACGAGGATTTGGCAAATTATCAAATGGCCGCCGGCGATTCGGTAACCGTGCTGATCACCAAAGCGGACGGCTTTCGATATCAGATAGTGAATCATTCAAATTAAAGGCATATGAAAACAGTTGATCTCAAAGAACTGGAAATCTTCACGGATATCAGTAAACGGCAGCAAGTGCGCTGTGATGTCCGGCGGGACATCGCTAACCTTATTTATCGCGAGATGCACGGTATCGAGGCGCTCAACCTCGCCCTTGCCATCTACAAGAGCGATGGCAAAGTGGAAATCACGGATGACGAGCTTCGTATCCTTACAAGTGCGGTCGAGCGCTTCGGTACCGCAGCCCTCATCGATGCGCTCGCCAGTCAGGTAGCAATGTTGAACCAATCTGCAAAAGAGGAATAGCTATGCCCATTACAACTACTGAAAAAAAGCAGCTCAAAAAGGAGATTGTCGCCGAGTTGAAAGCCGAGGCGAGCGATGTGCTTCAACTGGAAGAAGTGACGTCTTTGGTTGGGGTAAGATCATTTCCGGCAGTTCGGGGTGAGAATCCCGTATCCGTGCCGCTCTCTTTATTGGATTTTACCCCCGCCATCAACAAGAAAGTCGATAAGGTGGCAGGCAAAGGTCTTTCGACGGAAGATTTCACAACCGCAGAGAAGCAGAAACTCGCTGGTATTGCCGCCGGCGCCAACAACTACACGCATCCGGCCAGCCACCCGGCGTCGATGATTGCGCAGGACACCACGCATCGCTTCGTGACTGATGCAGAGAAAACGACATGGACCGGCAAGGCCTCGACGGCGGTTGCTACGCAAGCAGCCAACGGTCTGCTGTCGGCGGCCGACAAGAAGAAGCTGGACGGCATCGCCACCGGCGCCAACAACTACACGCACCCGACGAGTCATCCGGCGTCGATGATCGCAACGGACGAGACACACCTGTTCGTGACGGCGGCCGAGAAATCGGCATGGAACGCCAAAGCTGCGGCCACGGCGGCCACGCAGTCGGCGATGGGACTCATGTCTGCGGCTGACAAAACCAAACTCGACGGCATCGCGGCCGGGGCGAATGCCTACACCCACCCGGCCAGTCATCCGGCGTCGATGATCGCGCAGGACACCACGCATCGCTTCGTGACTGATGCAGAGAAAACGACATGGACCGGCAAGGCCTCGACGGCCGTTGCTACGCAGGCAGCCAACGGTCTGCTGTCGGCAGCCGACAAGAAGAAGCTGGACGGCATCACCGCCGGCGCCAACAACTACACGCATCCGGCCAGCCACCCGGCGTCGATGATCGCGCAGGACACCACGCATCGCTTCGTGACCGATACCGAAAAATCGGCATGGAACGCAAAAGCTGCGGCTACGGCGGCCACGCAGTCGGCGATGGGCCTCATGTCGGCGGCCGACAAGAAGAAACTCGATGGCATCGCGGCCGGGGCGAATGCCTACACTCACCCGACCAGTCATCCGGCGTCGATGATCGCGCAGGACACCACGCACCGCTTTGTGACCGATGCGGAGAAAGCGGAGTGGAATAGTAAAACCGGAATCTTATCGGCATTGCACTCTGTGTCGTATGCGGAACTGATCGCTTTACGCAACGGCAAACAGTTGCGTCCCGGTCATCACTACCGCATTACCAACTTCGTGACTACCGTGGCCAATGATGCCGAGGCGCGCAGCGCCGCACATCCGTTCGACATCATCGTGCTGGCGACGGCGGCCGATACGTTATCCGAAGAGGCAAGGGCTATCGTGAACGAAAGCAATGCCGCGTATTTCGCGACCGCGAACCTCTCGGCGTGGAAAGTGTGGTATTGCCTCGACAACGACATCACGCGCTTTCACTGGGCCGATGCAACGAACGGCCGCGGCGTCATCTACCGTCTTATCGACGAGTGGCAGAACGACTGTCCTTACGACTTCAAGAATGTCCAGTTCAAGCGTTATCGAGCATCGGCAAACGGGAATTTAAAGAACGTTATCAATGGCCAATATTACGCTTATAATGGATACATGACTGGTGTTGAAATCGAAAACACGAATGACTTCAGGTGGGCATATACATTCACGTTGATTGATGATGACGGGCAATGGCGAGACTATTCCATCACGAAAGATGTCCATGATGCAGGAACAGATTGGGGCTATTTCAAACAGTTCAAAATAGGCCGTTGCGAATATAACCACATACGAAATAGTTATACAGCTGTCACCGTAGACGAGAACTGTTATCGAGCATTGATGCTCAACAACATCGTGCTGATTGTAGGTATTGATGATACTGGACTGTCCGGCGAAATGCAGTTAAATACATTCGGTGACGGCAACTACAATATGACGCTTAAAGATAATCCGGAGCAAAACCATTTCGGTAATAAATGCTACAACAATATTGTCGGCTCATTTGGCAACACATTAGGGAACGGTTGTTCCAGCAACACATTCGGGAACGACTGCGCTGACAACTCGTTCGGGAACTACTGTTACAGCAACACATTCGGGAACGACTGCGCTGACAACTCGTTCGGGAACAGTTGCGGCAGGAACACGTTCGGGAACGATTGCCGCAGCAACACATTCGGGAACGACTGCGCTGACAACTCGTTCGGGAACTACTTGTCCTACATGACGGTAAATGATGGTGTTAAATATGTGGCTGT